TGTGGAGAGATCTCCTCAGTTTGCCGTGTGCCATTTCATTACCTTTGACACCGAACTTGCGAAGGTTTCTGTCTGCCTCTTTCTTTTCAGGAGACTTACCAGCATCAACCTTTGCTTCCAGTACACTTTCTTCTTTCATAGCACGAGCAGCCTTATACATGGACTGTGCTTCACCGTGTCTACCTGCCTGTGTAGACTTCTTACTCATGGACATGAGTTGTTTCTTACTATACTTGTGACCTTTAAGGACGGAATCCATATCCTTCTCGGACATTCCCTTTTCCAGCAAGGTTTCTTCTTTCTGTGTTTTCTTCTTAGAAGTATCCATGATGGCACCCTTTCCGTACTTAGCCTCGATTGACTTCTTTACATAGTCAAGTGCAGATGGTCCACCTTCTTTCTTCTTAGGCATGGGTTTGGGTTGAGTCCCACCAGACCTAGGTTTGTTGCTACCAGCAGATCTCCAGGTACCACGCTCCAGTTGCCTATCGCGATAGTGATCATACCCCTCTTCATCCAACGGTCTCTTGTTGGCATGAAATTCATCCACCTTTGTGTAAGGAGCATAAAGGGGATATTTGTAATCTTCCTTTTTCATTTTTTTCTCTGGTAGTCCTTTATGTTTGGTCTTGGCGAATTTCTTCACGCTGGACATGCTGGCGGAGGCGGCAGCTTTGGAAACCTCAGGCGAGGGGTTTTCCATTTCCCCTTTCTGAGTCGCCCTAACCATCCCGAAGAATCGTTGTTGTTTTCTTGAGACGGCGGGCATTTACTGTCTCGCGACTTTTGTGCATTTAAGACCTGCGCCATCGATTGTCTCCAGAGCGTCCTTCTCTATGTAGACAGTCTCACCAGATCTTACCGATACGTTTCTGCTACCCAATGCAACATACTGACTATCGCCAGCTTGTCTTACTGTGGCAACAGGACCATCATCCAAAACAAGCACGATGGTTGCATTGGTGTCGTTAACAACACGGACTGCCGTTGCTTTACTCAGGTTTACTGCGGAACTGAGAGTTACCTCAGTTGCCAATACTCGTACTCGATCCATTGTTATAGTGACGATTGTGCTTTTACTATTTATCCTTCTGCTGCTTTAGGAATTTAGCGAGGTCAGCAGTAGATCCCACAAACATAGTATTGTTTGTAGTATTAACCTCTTTTGATTTTTTAGGATTCTCTATCTCGTTAACCTTCTTCTGCAAATCTACAAGTTTATCTGCCACGTCACCAACGTGTTTGATTAACTGACCTGCAACCTCAAAGGCACGAGGTTGATCAGACTCCTGTGCTAATTCAAGAATACCATCAACTGCTTCCTGCCCCTTCTCAATCAAAGAATATAAGTTACCACGAGTATACTCATAGTCTTTCTTTAATTGATCCCGAGTTGCAGTGGTATCAACAATTTCTGGTTTTGGTGTATCAGGAACGATTGCACTATTGACATCGAGAGCGTCCTCAATGCCCTCATACTTACTCGTCGTTTCCTGTTGTGGGGTTTCTTGAGAGTCCATCTGTAAATTCACTAAAGAGTTCATTGAATCCGAAATCATCATCAGGATCCGCATCAGCAGGTTGAGGTGTGACTTGGTATCTAACCTCTCTAGATGCAGTAACCTTAGAGTCAGTGGCATAATCAACGATAGCCTTAGTGATGAGTTCACTAGACTTATCGCTAACAGGACCGTAGAGATATGTCTTCGCTACGAACTGTAATGTATATACCAATGTACGACGTGTGTCGTAGTCACCTTCATACACGTCATCATAATCTACAGATGTCAACGTGACTGGGTAATCTTTTTTCTCACCCAGATCAGGAACAAGATTTAGAGTGATATTGAATGATGGTTGGAAGTATGGTAGAACTTGCTCAATGATTTGTAGAGCATCATCCTGGTTCTTTGCCAAGACTGCCAGTTCAAAATTAATGTTGTAAGGCACGGGCATGAAACCCTTGTTAGTTGTATCACCACTGGTGTGCCTAATGTATTGTGTAGGTGATACCTTTCTTGTAGGATCATAAGAGATGCCTTGCATCTCAAATGCTATACGTGGCAAAGTGATTTGCGTTGCATCTTTCTGAGAAAGATCGCCAACTTGACGCAAACGTGCTAAGAACTTTTGCTTAGGTCCATAAGCAAGAGGTACCTTCATAACCTCAGTCTTTGAACCTTTAGTGCGTCGCACTTCAATGTTATTAAAAAGGGTGCCGAATCCTACGACAGTCTTTCTAATAATTTCGTGATATGTGTATGTTCCAAGCATTAGATTGTACTTCCTTTGTTACCAAACTCACCAAAGGGATTACCCTCAGTAAAATCGATGATACCGTCAGCGACGGTCTCGATAGCATAGTTCTGATCAAATTCACTATTCACATTATTTATCGTGTTGTAAGACTCAGTTGTCGCAACAGCACCACTGGTTTGACCAGTAATAGTTTCACCTGATGAAAATCTACCTGTACGATTGAATACCTGCAATGTGCGTGTAGCAGCATCCCAGGACTTAACCTCAGCGTCAGTATTGGTTGTACCACCTGTAACGGTTTCGCCAACTTGGAATGTACCAGGTGCGGGTGTCTCTGCCATGATGACAGCAATAGCATTCGCGAATGTAGTTTCGATAGCATCCACTGCTGCCACACCTGTGTCGATGTCCTCGTCGCTGTACTCGAAGAGTTCGCAACGTAGACCCCAAACATAGTTTTGACCCAGTTGATAGAACGGAACTTCATGTTCTACATACTGGATCTCAAAGATTTTATTTGCCAGTGGAAGATATACAAGATCTCCCTCGTTTGGTCTTCCCTCAACAATCAATGTTGCGTTGTCATCTACAGCAGCAGTGAATCTAGAACGGGAAATTATAAACGTTACCTGGTCAGATATACGAACACCAAACTTACTGAATACATCTCCGTCTCCACGGAAACCACCAGCATCCTCAATATATGCTTCGATTAAATGTGCACCATTAAATGAAGACAGACTGTCCTCACCAAAAACTGTATCCTCATTCACAAGTGTGCGAGGAATGTAATAGACATCCTTACCAAACATTTTGATCTGTTCGATAACAAGATCTTCTACTAGACCTTGTTCTCCAGTTGTACCTTGTGTGAAATGCGGATTAAGTGCCATATCAGCCGATCATGTCTAGAGGTGGAGTTTCCCAGGTAGTGCGGAGTTGTTCATCAAGAATTTTCAACTCCTCTACAGCATCGTTGTAGATCATTTCACCATTAAGAGTGACACCACCAGGCATCTGCACTCCTTGGAATTTTGTGAGGTTTTGACCCCATTGCTTTTTAATCTTGGCAGTGGCGTAATCCTTTAACCACATCTGATTCCAGATCTCTGACCATGTAGTAGGGTCAAGTGCTCTCCAACATTTGATAACAATAAACTGACCTTCCAAAGCATCAATACCCCAGTCAAAATCAATGTGTAGTTTATCTTGTACCTGCTGATAACGAACAGGTTTCATGCCTTCCAAGATAAAATCAATCGTTTCAAGATGTTGTTGAATCATGTAATAATGATAGAACTGTGTAGATGTAAAATCATACAGATCATTCAATCTCATCTGATAACGAATGTCGAACATATTACGAGTACCCTTATCAGTAAACGCAAAGAGTCCTTCAATCGCAGTGATATGTTCTGGAACTGACAGATAATTATTTTGTTCTTTCCATACAGTAGTACCATCTACTGCGTTGCTTGACGTATCACCTTTAGCATTAGTGAGGTCGTCAGCAGTTAGTTCGTGCTTTAGATATACTCTTTCAGCACCATCGTAGTGGTATTGCTGGAACTTTTGAACAGCGTAGTCAATGGCATCATCACACTGATCATCTGAGACATTAATCTCCAAGACTGGTTTACCCAGTCTACGGAGACAATACTCCTTAAATTCTGCCTTAGTTGTTGGAATTGCCATTGGTTATCAGAGTGCGGCGATACGGGACTTGAAGTCAGCAAAGTTGGTGGACGCTGCGACTTCTGCTTTGAGGGTTGCTAATGTAATTGTCTCTGCCTGCAGAGCGGTGTCTGCTTTTGCACCTTGTGCAGCAGTTGCATAATCAGAAGATGCAGTTGCGGCAGCAGTACCCAAAGTAGGTTTGCCAGTCAGATCTGCATAAGCACCAGAGAATAATGTAGGTTTGCCAGTCAGGTCAGCATATGCTCCAGAGAAGAGCGTAGGCAAGTTAGACAGATCA